TATTCCATTTTTTAAAAAAGTCAATAAAAATCTGTAACTAACTATAGTATTATTAAGAGTGGACAATTTTGTCGCAAGTCACGACAATTTTGTCTACACGGTATGCAAAAAATATGCAGTTTTCAAAGGAAAACTGCATATTTATACATTATTCTACATATACAAATCTTAAACCATTAGTAGTTTTTCTTTCTCCTTTACAAACACTGCTAATTTTACTTCTGCAGCTATTTGTATCTTTAGCTGCCTCAGCAATAGTGTTATAAACTTTTCCAGTTTCTAAGCATAAAACCTTTTTTGCTTTTGTTGGTTTTTTTCTATGTTTAGCGGCTTCTGATAACGCTTTTTTATGCTCTTCAGTAAAGCACTTTCCCTTTTTTGCTTCACTAATTTTTTCTCCTCTCTTTTTTAAAACTTCACTTGATAAATTGCTATAGTATTTTTTTAAACCTTCTCTTTGTTTGCATTTCGTTTCTTCGCTAAATTTCTTATCTCTATATTTCCAAGCTTCTGATAACGCTTTTTTATGCTCTTCAGTAAAGCACTTTCCCTTTTTTGCTTCACTAATTTTTTCTCTTACTTCCTGAGATTGCTTCCGACCTCTTTGAATGTGTCCTTTTGATCCTCCAGTAGTTTCATTATAGCCAAAGTTTCTATCAAAAGAGTTATAGTTTTTTATATAAAAGCATTCTTTTTTATTTAATTCCTCTTGTTGGCATTCTTCTAGTATTTCAAAGCAAAAATTTTCTAAGCCATATTTTAAAAAAGCACTTTTAAGGTGATCATTAACACCTTGAAAATGTTTCTCTTGTTGCCACCTGTATTCAATGTTTACAGACTGACCTATATAAACTTTGCCATTAATTAAATTTGTAATTTTATAAATGCCCATTTTTTTGCAAGTTTTCTCTGAGTTGTTCATATTTTTTTAGCTTCTCCTCATACTTTAACTTGTCCATAATCATCTTATATAGAAGATTGTTAATAGAACCATTTGCTTTTGTTTTCACGTCTATAATTAAATCAGTAGGATTATTTCCTTGAAAAGCTTGCCATCTAAAAGATTTTAGCATTTGATGAGCAACATTTATAGCATCTAAATCAGCTTTTAGTTCTGTTTCCTTTTGAGTAATTAGTTCTTTTAATTCCTTTTCATCAACACCGTCATCTTTTGTGGCGTTCTTTAAATAATCAAGCTCTACTTTATCTGCTTCATACTCTTGAATTCTGTCATCAACGCCTGATAAGAAGAATTTAGCAATTTCCATAACATAATTAAAAGGAATATGCTTTTTTAATTCTTCTTTATTCTGCTTTTTTACCCAAGTATCTTGAAGAACATCATAAGCGTTTTCTGATTCTGTTACATCTTTTAAATCGCTTGTTAAATAATAATTAACTGGATGTTCTTTTAGTAATTGTCCGTTTGGTAAAAGTTTCCAAATTTGTTTAATTTTTGCTGGATCTATATCTGTTTCAATACTTACATCTATATCTGAAGTATTTGTATATTGCCAGCCAACAGAGGATCCAATAATATGAATACTTCTAACGTGTTCTTCATAAGGATAGCCCATTTTTTCTAGCCATTTATAAATAGGGTCAAGAATTTGATTTTTTACTTTTGTTTGCAATACTTGATAATCTGGCCCAATAAACAAGTCTTTACATCTTGTTTGCTGAACGGGATCTAAAATATTTTCATTTAATGTTTGTTCCATAAGATTAACTTTTTTCTGGACTCCACACTAAATCAAAACCCTTTTTAACAAAACCGTTTCTAATAAAGTGTCTTTCGTACTCTTTTATACAAGGCACTACTATACTTTTAAAATGTCTAAACGCGGCAAATCTTTTCAAATAATCAAGAATTTCTTTTGTTTTGCCTTGTCGTCTAAAAACTTTATTTACTTCAAGGTGTGTAAGTGCAAGTTCATTGTTGGCATTTTGAAACATTTGAACAACACCAATAACATCAATGTGGTCACCAACAAGCTGAGCCATAAAATACCAATGTTCTCTGTCTGTAAAACTTTCTGTTTTTTCATAAGCTTCAGAGAACGAACTTTTAAGAATTAAACCTCTGTTATTTAAATCATTAAAATCAATTGGTATTGCTTTAATAGGATAATTATTTTCGAGTAGATCTTGAATTTGTTTATCGTTCTTATCTTCTATTGCCATATCTTCTTCCGTTTTTTTCTTTTTCTTCTAATAAAGCATAATAAAGCGAATCAAATGAATATTTTTCCGCAGGGCAACCGTCCTGCGGATTGTTAACCATATACCAATCCCAAATTGGATTTTGGTAATATTTGCACCCATGTGCGTTTTCGCAACTAAAGCATTTTATTTTTAAATTTATTACTTCATCAACCCCTAGACCCATAAACTTATCTTATAGTGTAGCAGCCCTTTTCCAATACGTTTCTGTATATTCCTTTATTAAGGCTACAGATGTTTCGCAATTTTTTATAATTTTTTCAAGTTTTGGTGTTAAATCATCATACTTAACATCATCCTTGGCTCTTTCCTCTAGTTCCCCTTTTACTTCCTCAATCACCCAGTTGAGTTTATTTACGATTTTTTCGTTTTCCATAAACTTTTCCTTTTATTTAAATCTTTAGTATTTCTTTTAATAAAGTAAAATCCCAATAACCTTCTCCGCCATATTGTTTACCGCAAAGATGGTTCTTTCCGTACCATTCACCTTCAACAAATAAATAAATATATTCTATAAAAATATCATTATCTAATTTGTCTAGATATTCTTCTTTCGAAGCATAATGATGTGGTGTAGCATCTTCATAACCTTCTTCATCAAGAACATAAGAGCCATCGCCGCGAGCAATAAGAGTATCTACTTTTTCTTTTGTATCAAAGTGCTTTAACAAATCACTTCCCAGCCCGTCAAAATAACTGTCGAAGTGATTGTAAATTGCATCTACGGAACCGTCGTCGTTTAATCTGCCAACATATCCTCTTGTACTCATTTTCCATCATCCTCCACTAATTTTTCTATAAAATCAGAATAGCCTTGTAACAATTCTTCTAATGATTCTTTAAGTTCTTCTTCGGTCTTGGCTGCCTCTATTTTATAAAAACATTCTTCCCAGGTTTGAGTTTCCATATATGCAGCCCAGTAAGGTCTACCCATTTACCTTCTCCAAAAGTTCTGTGTAAGAAATAATTTTTGTTCCGTTCTTGACTGCTTTCTGCAATTTTGAAGAACCCGAATTTGGATCGGCACAAGCCAAATAATCCAAATCTTTTGTTACTGTGTCTTTAACATCATAACGTCCCTGACACAATTCAGTCAACTGACTTCTTGTATAACCTGGACAAGCTCCAGTAAAACAAATTGTAGGCATATTCATTTTTTCTTCTCCTTTATTTTCTATTTCTATTTTAGTATAAACGCTAGCAAAAGTAAAGTATTGTCTTAAAGCTACTATTTCATCAGCGTTTTTATTAAAGAAATCCAAATAAGTATCAGCAATCTTGTCTGCTATACCTTTAAAAGCCAGCAGAGCTTCCTTTCCAAGCAGAGAAAGTCTGATAAGTTCATCAAGAGTTTTCTCTCCAAACATTAAGAAACGCTTTTCATCAAGAAGTGGAGCATCAAAAGTCGCCAAGAATTTAGCAGCAGAAATTTGAGTTCCCATAACATCTCTCATTTGCTTGTAAACTTTTTCTCCGTTTACACCGCCCGCATATTTATTTAAAACTTTCTTGTCGTCGCTTTTACACATCTCTAAGAAGTCTTTAATTGTAATTCCTGCATCTTCAAGCTTTGAAACAAAAACATCACCTGCACCTTTAATTCCAAAAACCTCAAACATTTTCTTAAAGCGGTGAGCTACTTTTCTTGAACAAGCTTCGTTAATACACTCTGGAATTCCAGACGGCATAACAACTACTTTTCCTCCGCAAACAGGGCATACCGATGGAACAGAAAAGCCATTTTTCTTTGGATTTACTACCATATCAACCTGCGGAATAATCATCCCGTGTTTTGACATAATAATTTCAGCGCCTTCATAAACTCCCAAAGAATTCATGATATTTACGTTTGACAAAGAAGCTCTATCAACAGTTGTTCCTTCCAATTCTGTTGGGTCTGTTATTGCGACTGGAGCAAATTTTCTACCTTGCAACTGCCAAGTAATTTTTCTAACAGTTGTCATTGCACTCTGAAGGTTTGGCTTAAAAGCAACATTATTCATTGGAGTATGTCTTGCCAAATCTGCTTTATCTACTTTGTTTTGCTTAATAACAATTCCATCACAAGGAATTTCACCATTTGGATTAATGCTATTCTTCCATTTAATAAGATCTTCAAGCGAAGGATTAGCAACCCACTCTGGAACCTGAAAACCATTACTCATTAAGAACTGAAGTTTTTCTGCTTCTGTTTTATCTACAACGCCATCGTCATCAAAAACATCATAAGCAATAAACACAAGTTTATCCATGTCTTTTCCGTCGAGACGTTTTACAATTCCTGCGCATTGATTTCTTGGATTTTTACCATTCGGAAAGTGCTTTTCAAATGTAGAGCGAAGCATAGCAACTTCCCCACGAATCTTTCCATTAAACGGAACGTTCAAGTTATGAGGAATACTTGGAATTTTTGTAATATTTACAGTAGTGTCTTCGCCATAATCACCATCACCGCGAGAAATTGTTTGATCAATGTTTCCGCCTTTAAAAACAAGGCACTGACCATTTCCATCAATCTTTAGCTCTGCCAAAATATCGTCATGAGAATGTTTGTCCCACCAAGCACTCATCTGCTCATCTGAATTACATTTATCAAGTGTTCCCATAGTAATAGGAAGTTTTATTTTTTTAGTAACCCCGTCTACGTCTGAACCAACTGGGCCTTTTAAAAGTTCTGAATTAGGCTGCTCTGCCTTTAATTTTGCAATAAGCAAATCATAATCTTCGTCACTAATAAGCTCATTACCTTGATAGTAGTTGTTTGCATACTCTTTAATCTTTTTTTCTAAGTCTGTCATATTCTACTCCTCTAAAATTCTTCTTCTAATCCGTCTTCAAAATCTGACACAAATTTTTGATTTTGTTTCATTGGGTTAACATAAAATGAATGAATATGATCCTCAACCATAGTTGTACTAACGCCAAAAGAAACATTTTGATTTATCATATCTTTTAGCAGCTCTCCATTTTTTCCTGAAAAATTGATATCTGCTTTTACACAATTATCATCCTGATCAAAATAAATCCTTTCACAAACTCCAGCAATTTTGCTTAACGGTATACCCTCGAAAACGTCCATAGCTGTAGCTTCGCTCATTAATAAAGGAGGGCTAACGTTATAAACCGTTGCTCTGTCTCGAGCTTCTTTAACTGCTTTCTGCAAAGCAGATTTTGTATAAACACAACCGTTTATATCAGGTGTGTCTGCCAGCATTACATTAAATTCCATTTCTCTTCTATCCCCGACCAAACTCTAAACTCTATTCTCCATTTTAATTGCAAGTGAAGATTAGAAAATTTTTCAAGAAGTTCTCGCTTAATATAATCTGCATTTGTATAATATTGAAACAATAAAGTTTCCGCCATTAATTGTAAACTTTTAATATCTTCTTCTAGCCTATTATCTGAAAAATCTTCTGCTGTATATTTTGATTCGATTGCAAAGTCTACAGAATTTTTTTCTATATTTATATAAGTAAGTAAAACATTTTCTTCTTCCATAATAAAAAACCTGAGTTTATTATAACTCAGGTTTCAAAAATTGTCAATTTTGTTTACTTACTTTCCATCGCGACCTTACAATCTTCAGCAGTATCATAAAGAACAATATTCTTTATATTGTCCTTTTGCCAACTTGTAAGCATAACTTTTGTAGGCCTTCTTTCAAAATCGTAAGTATTATCACTTACACACCAATACTCTTTACACTCATCTGTGGTGTAAAGTTCTTTTGCCACAATAATCTGAGCTGGGTTTACTAAAAACAAAGCTGGAACCGAAACATATGGTGTTCCACCTTCATTAATAGTAGAATTGGTGTCAGTAGTTTCAAACTTTAAGAATCCATCTTCTTCACCAATGAATTTTCCCGTAAACCCTGTTTCATCAGCCATACTAACTAAATAATTTGTATTTACTTTAAGTCTCATTATTCTACCTCCTTATACTCGTAATCGTCTTCCGAGTTTCGTTTCCTAACAACTCCACCACGAGCACCACGCTCAGCGTATATATCAAGTAAATCGCA